TATCCATCATCTGAATCTTGTCAGCGAACTGCGGCCACCGCTCGCGCGCCACGTCTAACGCAATGACATCCGAGTCGACCAAGTACAAAAGGCCCTCGGCCTCGGTCCACCCCACCGCTTCCGGGTTGAGCCGAATGTTGAAGACCGTCCGCAGCGCCGTGTCAGTGTCGCCCGGGCGATAGTGATACGCCTGCGAGATGTCCTGCACGGGCTGTCCGTTCTGGTCAATGGGGTGCTCGACCTGCCGCACCGCGACGATGTTCCCGTGCTGGTCCTGCTGCGGCACCGGGAAAAAGTTGGTGGCCGGCGTGAGCGGCCCGATGTTCGGGTTCCAGAAGCTCTTGAGCGCCGCGAAGCCGGTCATGCTCGCCTGCAAAAGCCCGGCGCGGACCTTTTGCTCCATGCCCTGCTGGGCGAAGCGGGCTCGGAGGAAGTTGACGGCCACCCGCGCCTTGTCGCGCTCGTGGTACGAATTGTCCTTGGGGATCGCCCGCCAATTCACCTCGCTCGACGTTAGGCGCTGCAGACGAGCGTAGATGATCGTCTTGACGTAGTTGGCGGTGATACGGAAATCACCCACCGGCAGTGGCAAGTCTTCCCAATTCTGCTGACTCTTTTTCCACGAGAGCCATTGCCGGCCGTTGAAGTACAGGATGTTGAACGTGGCCTGCTTGTAGCGGGCCAACGCATCCGTGTTCCCCCGGCGATACATCCGCTCGACCCACGCCTCTTTCAGTTTGGGGTCCGCGTCCTGGGCCGGGTAATCAATGCCGCGCGCTTGCTGCATGGGCGACAAATCGGGAGCGACGGCCAACTGCACATCCATTGGCTCCCGCTGACTGAACGGCATCGTCACGCGGCTTGCACCGCCAGCTCGGGCTCGCCTAACACATCCGCCTCACCCTCGATCCCGAGAATCTCGCGCAACACTTCCTGCTGCGTCTTCCCCTGGTTGATCTTGTAGCGGATGATGGCCAACTGATTTTCCTTCCCGCGCGCATCATCCCAATCATCCACCAAATCCTGCAGCTCGCGAATCAACGGCTTGGTATTGAGTAGCTCCACGGTGCCCTCGGGCATCGGCATGGGCGGCTCAATCGGGATGTTATAGTTGTCGCGCCACGCCGCGTACAGCCTTCCGTTAGCACGGGCCTCCGCAGCACGAGAGCGATGTAGCTCCCAGGCCATGAAGCACATGGCTAACGCAACCAGCATCAACAAACCGATTTCAACGATCAAGGCATTACCAAGTGGGCGGGATTCAGTCGTTCGACCTTTGCGAGAACGCGGTCGAAATCCTTCGCCTCTTTGAGCGAGGCTTCGTCGAGCTTCTTGCGCTGCCGGGCGACCTGATCGAGCAAGGGCGCCTCGGGCGATTCGGCGTGCGCCAACTCGACGTACCGGGCACAGTCGACCAAATCGTCGTTCGTTTTGACGGGGGTGTCCGGCGCGGAGCGCTCTTTCTGCCGATACTGCCGCAGCTCCCACATGAGCCGCGACTCGTGATAGGTGCGGCCGCCAGACTTCCACGTCGACTCCAACGTGCGGAGGAAGAACACTTGCGGAGACGGGGTCTTGCCCGTGACCGGGTGCTTCCTTGAGCTGCCCATGTGGGCAGCTCGGCGTAAGCGCTTGATCGACGCGCTCACAGAACCCGGGTCTTTCGGCACTGGCACCGCGAAGAATCCAACCTCAGCGAGGTTGATGATCGCCTGGCTGCCCGCGCCACCCGGATCGGCAAACACGTCTACATCGTCGACCCGCAGGTGAAACTCGGCGAGCATCGCGCGATACGCCTTGGCGTGCTCGCTATCGGGCAGACTCTCAGCATAATGCTCAGCACAGTAGTAACGATTGCCTTCATGGTCGATGGCCGTTAGGAGCGCGCCGTGTCGCTTGTTCGGGTCCGCCGTCAGCACCCAATAGTAGGTGCGACCCTTGGGCAGCGCGTCAATGACGTAGGGCGACTCGCCGTCGGCGGAGAGCGTCGCGAACTGCGGAATCAGCAACCCTTCCGTGTAGCCGTACTTGCCGTAGAGGCGGGCGTTCTTCTCGGCCTCCGACATCGACGGGTCGCGCTTGATGCGATTGACGCCACCACCCTGCACGGCGAGCGGATTGTCCGCCATGCCCATCTGCACAATCGTTAGGCTGTGCCCATCACGCCACACGCGATCCGCAATCGCGAACTCGGGATGCTCGGCGACGATAGAGTACATTTCGTCGTAGGTCCACGTCATGCCGTTGAGCGGCGTGTACGTGAAAATCAGCACCCCGTTCGTCGTGGCCAACCGCGTCTCGGCCGAGCGAGCCACCCGAGGGTCTATCGGCTCCTCGTCAAAGAGCACGCAATCCACGTCGTCGCTCTCGAACGCCAGGAAGCCCTGCTCCTGACTTTTCAACCACAGCTCGCCGCCGCCTAACGCATCATCCCACTTGAACACGCGATGGGGCGCCTGCGTGTACTTGACGCCCAGCCCGGCCAGGGACTTTAACAAGCGAGGTTCCCACAGCGACTTTGCCTTTTCGTCAGTCTGCGGGGCAACCCAAATGCGCAGCTTGCGGCCTTCCGGGTTGAGGAGGCGTCGGTACACCGGGCCATCCCGGCGCGCGAGCCATGACACGATCCCTTCCCCCACGGTGCTCTTGCCGCTTCGGTTCCCGCCGACGACCAAGAGCTTGTCGGTCGCGGCCCGTAAGGCGAACATCTGCTGCGTGTGCCACGGAAACGTTGCGACGGGTCCGAGGCGTTGCAGCCGCTCTTGCAGGGCCAGCAGGTCTTCGCGGTTGGCAGCGCCTTGCGCGGCGGTGCCAGGCTTCTCGACGAGGGGCAACAGCTACCAGAGAGGGGGAAGCCGCCGTGGCGCCTACCGTTACCAGGCGGGTCGGACTGAGGCGCAAGCGCCTAACGCCGGAGCCGGGGAGAGACGGCCCCAAACGCGCAGGACGGGCTATTCGCTTGTGGTGGGGCGCCTACTTAACGAAGCAAGCGACGCGGCGATCTCCGAGGAGAGTGCGTCGGCGCGCTGCTTGCTGCCTTCCATCGCCTTGATGAGATGGTCGTGGAACAGGAAGTCCAGCAACCGCCCCACATTGCCAACCGTCACCTCAGCGAGCCAACCACCGGGCCGGCGCCCAAACATCCACCGGCCAATCCGAGACGACATCGTCTCGCCTAAATGCCCGCCCGTGGAGGCGTTGGCAAACAGGTCGAGCGCTACGATGATGTCGAAGGGGTAGTGGTCGAGGATCAACCCTTGTGCCCGAAGTTGATCGCGAAGTTGGCCCGTTTCCGCTCAGCGGGATTCGAGCTGTGCTTCGCTGCTTCGAGCTTGGCTTCGGGGATTTTCTGGCCCTGCGGCACCCCCAGCTCCTTGTGGAGCAGCCCCTTGTGACGGGGGTTGATGTGGATGTGGGCGTCGGCGTGAGGCGTATGCTTGTCTGACATGGTAGTGTGGTGTGTGGTGAATGGCGGCGATGGGAATCGAACCCACGACCTCCGGGTTATGAGCCCGGCACGCTTCCTCTGCGCTACGCCGCGATGAAGGCACGGCAGTGGGGGGCTGAATCCCCTTTTGGGCCGCTGCCGGCGCCGGCCACTTCCCTCAGAGCTGGGACGGGTGGGATCGAACCACCGATCTCCGGAGTAACAGTCCGGCGCTTTGCCTAGCTCAGCTACATCCCAACGGGGGCCTCTTTCGGGTCAGGCGACGGAGCCCCACAAGGCGCCACGAGGATCGGCCAGGGCTCACCTTTGGTGGTCCGCGATTGTCCTCTGATTTGACCCTACATCAAAAATAACCCGTGTATGCCAAAAAGGCAAGGTCGGAGGGTCATTTTGTCTCAAATTAGTGCTTCCTCTGACAGCCACACGCGCACACGCTGGTGGCGCTCGCGAACCGGCAAGTCCTTGATTGAAACCACTTTGGCCACTCGAACCGCGATTCTGGCGGTCAAATCGTCGTTTTTGGCCTGCAGCAGGGGATGGGTCTTCCTGGGCGCCCTGGCCTTTCTGGCAGCGTCAGCATTGCGATACATCACAGCTCTCTCCCGGTGGTGGTGGTGAGACACAAGCTACGACTTGTGGGCTCGGCAGCCCGAGCACAGGTCCTTGACTTGATTGATGGGTATGACATTGTGGCTTGCTACGGACCTGCGGTCCTATCACTCGCCTGGCGGCTCGTGGAACTGCAACTGCGGGCTTCCCGGGAAGGGGCTGAACTGCGCCCCTTCACCGGCTCAGTTCTACACCCGGCCGGCCGTCGTTCAGGCCGAGCCGCCGCTCATCAGAGCGGAGACTTCCCCTGCCCTACCAAGGAACCAAGCTCCCTGACGGGAGCGACCCCCCTACCCCCCTAGCGCCGTGTGGTCAGGTGCGGGTTCGACCGAGGTATCGGTCCCGACAGGTAGTGCCGGGTCAAACACAAAAGGCCCCTCAACGCCCAAATGGGCGCTCGGGAGCTGGTTTCTCATGCCACGACCTTCTCGGTTCGCAGTCCGGAAAAAGCTCCCTTGTTGTCCCTACATGTAAAATAGTCAGAAAGACCGAAAATGTAAGGTCGGAGGCTGATTTTAATGAAGAAGGGCCCAATTTTGGGTCCCATGCTGAAGGGTAGAAGCCGTCCGGCGAGCGTACAAGGCCGGGGGGAGACGCAAAATGAACCCGCACCTTGGTGACGCTGACGAAAACTGCCAAATTGGCTGTATAGCGGCCTGAGCCGAGCTGTTCGTACCCCTCGGTTTTTGACTGACACCCCTAAGTCCGGTCGCGCATGCCGCCGGCCAGAACCCTGCTACACCCCCCCCGCGCACGCTCGCGCGCGACACACGAGGGATGTGGGATCGCTCTCACGGGGGATGGTATGCGTTGGCGTGGCAAGCGCTTACGTGTGCCAGCGACCTGCGGCGGGGGAAGAAACGGGGGAAGTTGACCACGGGCGACGGCTCAGGCTCTCGCGCGGGCGCGCGTAGGCGACCGGCCAACGGGCCGCGACGGGACACAGCGGTCGAGTTTGCCAACTACTAGGCTGATGGGTCCGCCTTCTCGCCTCTCCTTACTGACTCGCCGGTCATTAACGCACCGTGCCAGTCTGTCCCAGCCCCTTGTTACCTTGTGTGCCATTCCGCTCGGGACGCTGTCAGGCTGGGAACGTGAATCTTTGTACTTTCTTTGTGCCGATTCTCTTGACGTGCATTTCGTGCTAGCACAAATTGTCACGCGTCAGACACCACACACCACAACCACACCCACAGGAGCAACGCCAAATGATCCGCTGCCAGCACGTGGTTACCCGTATCACCCCGCGCCTGAATCAACGCACGCGCAAATACGAGATCGTCGACAACGACGACAACGAGCTTTACTCTGAGCCGTTAGGCCAGCAGCGCGCTGGCTACCACGAGACGGTGAGCCAGTACGCGCGCGACTGGGCGATCATGCTCGACCTGCCGGAGACGGCGGTGCAACCTTTCACGATTGGTAGGTGGAAAGCGCCTGTGGCGCGGTAGGCAATGCTTGACCGTTACCGAAAACGTGTTTCAGAATCACCACCACACACCACACACCACAGGAGCAACACCATGCCAGCCCTCGCCGCCGATCTATCAGGCACACTACCTGAGCGCTTCCGTTTCCCCCATGCCAGCCAATACGCGGACGCACTCGATAGGCTGTTGGCGTTCGGAGACCTGCTCGACGTGGAGACGCTCGCCGACGCGGATCAAGGCGCTTTCTTCGACGCCCGTAACGACGGGTTTCTGCAACTCGCCAACGCGGGCAACAGTCTCACCCTCTACAAGCTGACCGAATTGGGGCGACGCTTCATTGGCGCGCACGGGACGGTAGGCAAGGTGCCGTCCGCGCCACGTCCGCCGCACCCAGCCGACTTGGTCGCAACGTATTGGGGCTCACTGTACTTGCTTCGGGCGCAAACACCGGCAGGCGTCGAGTGGATTGACGAACATTTACCGCCGAGAGACTCACAGGACGTGACGACCTGGGGTGACGCCATTGCGGTGGAAC